GACGGCATACGAGATAGGCTCCGGTCTCGTGGGCTCGGAGATGTGTATAAGAGACAGATACAGGAGAGATAAAAAAGCCTCTCTTGTATAAATAATATAGCACATAGGCTCATCTGTGTAAAGCTATGAGAATAGAAGTAAATAATGAAAAATAGTAGAGAGCATCTGGTGAAAGCCGGGTGCTTTTCTGCGTCCTGAGCAAAGACGATAAAAGGCTCTGGGCAAAAGCTTACATTGTGCGACATCGCACAAATAGAATGGAGAAAACAGTATGATATATAAACGGTGCAGCAGATGTGGAAAAAGAATTGCATCAGGCAGTCGTTGTGAGTGTGGAAAGCTGAGGCATAAAGAGTATGACAGGTACAAGAGAGATAAGAAGAGCAAGAAGTATTATGACAGTGGAGAATGGGAACAGATCCGGTCGGAGGTATTGGAGATGGATGGTGGAATCGATGTCTACCTGTTCATGACAGAAGGAAGAGTAGAACTGGCTGATACAGTGCATCACATCATACCGCTTCGAGATGACTGGGAAAGAAGAAACGACATTAACAATCTGATGAGCCTGCATCATGATACACATAGTCAGATCGAACAAGCCTACAGAAAAAACAAGCTCCAGATGCAAAAAGAACTCCAGGAAATGTTAGAGAACTACAGGAACTATAAGAAGGAGGGGCGGGTGAAAAAGTTTTGATGAAAACCGTCCGACCGCACGAGTAGATACATATATACAAAGCTCCGAATAAAAATAAAAAGTGGTAAAAATGGAAGGAGGAGACATTTCGATGGGGAGACGGAGAAAACCAAAAGATATGCAGAAAGCCCATCTCACGCAGGCTGAGAAGGAACGGCGTGAGGAAGAGGAACGTACCGTTTCCACAGGGAACGAACAGCTGAAGACCCCGCCGGAATGGCTTTTTAACCGTACAGCAAAGGCTGAATGGCGCAGAATCACCAAAGAACTACGGAAGATAGAAGTAGTCGGAAATCTGGATAAAGCAAATTTGGCGGGGTATTGCAATGCTTATGCCGCTTACAGAGACGTGACGGAAAAATTAAAGGGAGAAGACTATTGTATTGAAAGAGAGACAAGAAATGGAACGATGATCGTAAAAAATCCATTGTTGTCTGTGCAGAAGGAGTATGCAGAAGAGATGAGAAAGTTTGCGGCGCTTTGTGGAATGACAGTGGATGCACGATTAAAGGCAGCAGTGATCAAGGTGGATGAAAAAAATCAGGAAATTGAAGATAAATTCGGAGAAATTTGATGAAGAATTACGAACAGATAAAAAACTATGCGAAGAAATGTATTTCCGGAGAAATCATCAGTTGTAAAAAACATAAATGGGCATGCGAACGATTTTTACGTGATGCAGAAAAATTTGAGACAGATCCAGAGTATCCATATTACTGGAATGAAGAAGCAGCGCAGAGTATCGTGGACTGGTTTGCATTACTGCGGCATTCCAAAGGAATCCTTGCAGGAAAACCGATTCTGTTGACAGAGTGGCAGCGGTTTCGAATCTGCCAGTTGTATGGGTGGAGAAAGAAAAAGAACGGGATGCGAAGGTTTAAAAAAGCATTTACGGAAGTTGCCAGAAAAAACGCAAAGTCTCAGGAAGAGGCTGGAATTGCGCTTTATGAAATATCTGTTACAGCTACAAAGAACAGAGAAGTATGTGAGGTATATACAGCGGGTGTAAAAAGAGATCAGTCAAAAATTGTATTTAATGAGGCAGATCTGATGCTGAGAGGTTCTCCTCTGAGAAAGAAATTTGATGTGACGAAAGTGATGATCACACATACAAAAACAGGAAGTTTTATCAAGCCGTTGAGTAAAGAAGATGGAAAGTCGGGAGACGGAACCAATCCGGCGGCGCTGATCGTGGACGAGTATCACCAGCATCCGACCACAGAATTTTATGATCTGGGGCTTGGGGCGAATACAAAAGAGCCACTCCTTATGATCATTACAACAGCCGGTGCGGATTTAACGTATCCATGTTACACAATGGAATATACATATTGTTCAAGGATCCTGGATCCATTTTCAGATGTAGAAGATGAAGAATATCTGGTAGATATTTGTGAAATGGATGCAGAAGATTATGGGGATTTGGAAAGACTCGGGAATGAAGAATTGTGGCATAAGGCGAATCCGATCAGAATGACCTATGAAGATGGGCAGGATAAGATTCGTGGAGAGTATAAGATTGCGAAAGAAATACCAGAACACATGACGGCATTTTTGACAAAATGTTTGAATGTGTGGGTGCAGGCTCAGGAGAATGGCTATATGGATATGGCAAAATGGAAGGCATGCCAGGTAGATGAAATTCCAATCAATACAAAGGGAATGAGTGTATATGTGGGATTTGATATGTCAGCAAAGATTGATTTGACTTCCGTAGCATTTATTATTCCATTTTTGTCAGGAGAGTATGACAATACCAATCAGGAAATTGTGAAGTATATTGTATATTCACACTCTTTTATTCCGAACAGGGAAAAGCTGATCGAAAGAAAAAGCAGGGATAAGGTAGATTATGATGCATGGGAGAGAATGGGATATCTTACAGTTACAGATACGCCGATTGTGGATCAGAACGCAGTACTGAAATATGTAAAAGATACTTGCGAGAAACAGGATTGGAAAATTGAGTGTCTATGCTTTGATCCGGCCAATGCAGCAAAACTGATGATGGACTTGTCGAATGAAGGATATGTGGTGGAAGAAGTGTTCCAAAGCCATAAATCATTGAATGAATCAACACAGGGATTCCGGGAACAGGTATATAGTAAAAATATTCTTTATACATATAATCCTCTGCTGAATTTTGCGATGAGTAATGCGGTGATCCGGCAGAATCAGGGATTGATAAAAATAGATAAAGACGCAACAACAAAACGAATTGACCCGGTCGATGCAATCTTATGTGCATTTAAACTGGCAATTTATCATGAGTTTAGTTCTAATTTCCTGGAAGCAATCGATAATTTTTTAGAAAGTGAATGGTAGAAATGAAAATTACAGACAGAATCAAAGGCGCGTGGAATGCACTGATGCATCCGGTGGAAGATCTGAATAGCGAAGGATTGCTGGAGTGGTTGGGAATAGACAGCCGCAATAAAAATCTGATCAGTGAAGTGACATATTACACTTGCATGAAAATGTTAAGTGAAACCATGGGAAAACTGCCATTGAAGTATTATCAGGAAACAGAGCGCGGAAGAATCCGGGCAGAACCGGATGAGATGACCAGGCTGCTTACAGTACGACCGAATCCAATTATGACTCCAACGACTATGTGGAGCGCAGTAGAAATGAATTGCCAGCATTATGGAAACGCATTTATCTGGATCCGAAGAACTTTTGAAAGGAAAAAGTACGGAGGAATATACAAGCCGCTGGATTTGTGGCTGATGCAGAGCAGTTACGTCACGGTGTTGATGGATGACGTTGGGATTTTCGGGGGAAAAGGAAAGCTCTACTATCAGTACAGTGATCCGAAGAGCGGAGAACAGTATTTGTTCAAAAGCGAAGACGTCATGCATTTTAAAACATGGTACAGTCTGGATGGGATTATGGGCGAGCCGGTCCGAAAGATCCTGCAGGATACCGTCGGAGGGGCACTGGAAAGTCAAAGTTTCATGAATAAGTTATATGAGCAGGGATTGACTGCAAGTATGGCAATGCAGTATGTGGGAGATCTTGACGAGGGAAGAAGAAAGCAGCTGGAAAATAAGTTTGCAAATGCTCTGACAGGCCCGAAAAATGCCGGGAAAGTGATTCCTGTTCCAATTGGATTACAGCTGACACCGCTGAAGATGTCACTGACGGATGCACAGTTTTTTGAATTGAAAAAATATTCGGCGCTTCAAATTGCAGGGGCATTTGGAATCAAACCGAATCAGATCAATAATTATGAGAAATCCAGCTATGCGAATTCAGAAACGCAGCAGCTGGCTTTTTTAGTGGATACCATGGCGTACAGGTTAAAAATGTACGAGGAAGAAATCAATTTCAAAGTGTTGCCGACACAGACGCAGAAAGAAGGGTTTTTCTATAAATTCAATGAGAAAGCCATCCTTCGGGCGGACAGTCAGACACAGATGGAAAATCTTGCAAAAGCAGTCAACAATGGGATATACACACAAAATGAAGCAAGGGAGTACCTGGACAAACCGGCAAAAGAAGGCGGAGATACTTTGATGGTAAATGGAAATTATATACCGATCACAATGGTAGGAAATCAGTACGACAAAGGAGGTGGAAACGGTGGCAGTGATTGATGTACGAGGGGATATTATTCCCAATGATACCAAATGGATTTATGACTGGCTGGAATGGGACAGCACATGTCCGAATGACATTAGAAATGCGCTTGCAGAAAAAGAAGAAGGAGAAACGCTTACGGTATTGATCAATTCCGGAGGAGGTTCTGTAATGGCGGGACAGGAAATTTATTCATTGTTATACGGAAGAAACGATGTAGAAATCCAGATACAGTCTATGGCAGGAAGTGCAGCAGGCGTGATCGCAATGTCGAACAGAAGTAAGATCAGCCCGGTTGCAATGATCATGGTGCATAACGTAGCCATGAGTGGAGCAAGCGGAGATTATCATGCGATGCAAAAGAATGCGGAAATCCTAAAACAGATGAATGCGGCACTTGCAGCTGCATTTACTGCTAAGACTGGGAAACCGGAAGAAGAGGTTCTTAAAATCATGGATCGGGAAACCTGGCTGACGGCAAATCAGGCGGTAGAAATGGGATTTGCGGATGAAATGATCGTAAATTCTGTAGAATATACAAATGACTTGTGGGGTATGAGACTGACAGATGAAATCAGAGAAAAGGTAATCCGTGAGAAAAATGAAAAGGAACAGACAGAGGCAAGAAAACAAGAAATTTTAAATGGATTAGACATGTATGGTGTCTAAAGAAAAGGAGACAACATGAGTGAAAGACTATTAAATCTTTTGGATCAGATCAATGCGAAGAAAGCAGAAGTAAAAAATCTGGTGGAGGCAGGGAATCTGGATGAGGCAGAAGCCGCGAAAAATGAACTGAAAAATCTGCAGAGAGAATTTGATCTGTTAAAAGATCTTGAAGATGAAGAAATTGAGAATGTACAGAATCGTGTCGACAATGGGAATATGACACAGGTTCACAATGAAGAAGATAGTGTGGCAGAATTTGCGAATGCGGCCAGACATGGATTTCGGGTTACAAATGCATTGAGTTCTGGAATGCGGGAAAGTTCTGATCCGGATGGGGGATATATTGTGCCGGAAGACATTCAGACAAGGATTAATCAGTGGAAACAGGCGGAATTTTCCCTGGAATCGCTAATCACTGTGGAGAACGTCAGAACAAATAAAGGGCAGCGCACGTATGAGAAACGAGCTACCATGACGGGATTTGAGGACATTGAAGAAGGCGGAGAACTTCAGGAGATGGATACACCGCAGTTCGAACGGATCAGATACGACATTCAGGATCGTGGAGGCTGGCTGCCTCTTACAAATGATTTGTTAAGTGATACAGATCAGAATATTACAGAGGTCATCACAAGATGGATCGCAAGAAAAAGTAATGCGACAAGCAATAAAAAGGTCATTGGCCTGATTGATGCAAAAGAGGTAAAAGAAATCGAAACAATGGATGAAATCAAGAAAGCAATCATTGTTACGCTTGGTGCCGCATACAGAACCGGATCCAGAATTCTGACCAACGATGACGGATTGTTATTCCTTTCTACACTGAAGGATACAACCGGAAGAGATCTGTTGCAGCCGAATCCGTTGGATGTGATGCAGATGTATCTTTCTGTTGGTCCGATCCGGGTGCCGATCATTGCAGTTCCAAACCAGGTGATCGCATCCGATATCAAGACGAAAGGGAAACTTAAGATCCCGATGGTATGCGGAGATTTTAAAGAGGCATTCAAAAAGTACGACAGACAGAGAACAAGTATCATGTCATCTAACGTAGCGGTGGCGGGAAGTCTGAACGCATTTACACAGAATATGACGCTGGTCCGTGCGATTGAAAGAAATGATTACAAGGTACTGGACAATGAAGCATATACGAACCTGAAAATGGTCATTGACGATGCATCGGTACAGGGGGAAGCGTAATCCATAGCCAAAGCAGTGGTCTGCATACTGCCGGGGAACTGAAAAAAATGACAGTAAAGGAAATCAGGGAACTGGCAGTAAGACAGGGCTATGAGATTACAAAGACTGCGAAGAAGGATATCATTGAGGAGTACATGAGGCAGCAGGAGGAAGCGTGATGTTCGACATGATAAAAACACGATGTGGAATCGCAAAAACCACAAAAGTATATGATGATGACATTCAAATGTATATCAATGACTGCCTGCTGGACATGAGAGATTCCGGTGTTCCGCAAAAAACAGTAGAAAAAGAAGATGAACGAGTGATCACAGCAGTCACTCTGTATGTAAAAGCGCATCTTGGAAATGACAGATCTGACACAGAAAAGTATATGAAACTGTACCAGAGAAAAGTGTTTCGGCTTACATTAGATGAGGAGGAAACATAATGTGGAATGGAAGTATACAGCTAGGGATTCAAAAAGAAATCCAGCAAAATGAAAACGGATTTGAAAAGAAAACCTACAATTTTTCAGAAGAAATACCGGCGGAAATTGCTGATACAACGCGAAACGATGAAATACTGGGAAAACAGTGCGGTTATCAGGCGGATATCAGCGTTGCAATCCTGAGTTGTAACTATCATGGGGAATCGGTGTTTCGCGACGCGGCTACAGGAGATACCTATGAAGTAAAGAGAAGCTATCGAGCCTCAAAATCGATGAACGTGATTCTTACCGGAGAGCGAAGAGAACATGGCAAAATTTGAGATTAGAGGACTGGATGACATGATGCAGGAACTAAATGCATTAGAGGTAGAAGAAGTTGCTGCAAAAATGCTGGAAGAGTCTGTGCCAATCTTGGAACAGGAAGTAAAAAAAGAGGTCAGCAGGCATAAAGATACCGGGGATATGTATGAGTCCATCGGAAGTACCGGGGCAAGAAGAAATCAAAAAGGATATTACATATGTGTAAGGCCGACCGGATATGCTTCTGCTAAAAAATGGAGAAATGCAAGGACAAAAGGTGGAAAACGAGCCGGAAAGAAAGTGCGGGTAAGAAATATGGAAAAAATGGTATATCTCGAATACGGAACTTCAAAGCAAAGAGCCACGCCGGTATTAAGTAAAGCCACAAGAAGGGCTGAAAAAGATGTAATTTCCAAAATGCAGGAAGTCTTTAACAGAGAGGTAGATGGGAAGTGACAGCATTTGAAAAAATCATAGAGGCAATCCAGCCATTCGGATATCCATATACGGCAGGAGTATATGAAGGAAAAGAAAAAAGATGGTTTACATTTAATTATTCAGATGACTATGGAGATGCCTATGCAGATGATACACCGCAAAGCGTGATCGTTGAAGTACAGATTCATTTCTTCCTGCCTTATGAGGAAGATTTTACCAGAATTAAAAATAAGATACGGAATGCAATTTTCAGTCGGGGGTTCACATTTCCGGAAATTCATATTCTGGAAGACGAGAATCCGGACATTCGGCATTTAGTGTTTGAATGTAAAATAGAAGAGAGAGAAGGAGAATAAACATGGCATACATTGGACTTAGAAAACCGATTATTGGGAAAATGGAGGAATCAGGAACTTATGCAGAACCGTTTGCGCTGGGAAAAGCAATTGGTCTGCAGGTAACGCCAAATTATGCGGAGGGATCCCTTTACGCAGATGATGCGCAGTCAGAGTATGACAAGGCGTTCAGTTATGCAGAAGTGACATTAAATACAAGCACCATTCCGATCCAGGCACATAAAGAGATGTTCGGACACAAGATCGGTGAAAGTGAAAAGAAAACGGTTGATTATAATGTAGATGACCAGAACAACTACGTGGGAATGGCATGGATTACTCAGGAGATCGTAGATGGAGTTCGGGCATTTACCGGCAATTTTTTATATAAAGTGAAATTTTCTGAGCCGTCTGAAGACTATGCGACAAAAGGGGAAAGTATTGAGTATAAGACACCGTCTATTTCCGGACGCGCAATGGCAAATGATGAAGGAAACTGGAAATCTGTAGAAGTGTTTCAAACAGAAAAAGAGGCAATGGATTGGATCAATACGAAGTTTGGAAAAGAAGTGGTCATGGCAGCAGATAAAAAGACAAGGGAGAAGTAAGAGATGTTTGAGAGTCTGAAGTATATTGAATTATCCGGTGAAAAGTTTCCAATCAAATGTGACATGGTCGTATTGGAGAAAATCCAGGAAGAATACGGCGATCTGGATTTGTTTGAGGGAAAACTGAATGGATTTACACCGAACCGCAAGGAAGACGGAACCATAGAGACCAATGAAGAAGGGCTGACGATCGGAACGTTTGGAGTGCCGAACATTAAGACGGTGAATCAGACATTGATCTGGATGGTTCAGGAAGGTCTGGAAATCGAAGCAGAAAAGGAAAAGAAAACTGCGGAAACGATGGATGAGAAAACAATCCTCAGAAAAATTGATATGTCACCGGGAGAAATCGGAAGAGAACTGCATGCAGAATTTATGAGGTGCTTTGCAAGAAAAAACGCAGTGACCACGCATGGGAAGAAGGAGAAGAATCCGAACAAATAAACTTTGCGTGGATCGTATGTATTGGGTTGCAAATGGGATACAGAGAGAGTGAAATTGCACATATGTATTTTGGAAAGTGGTGCGACTTGTTTACAGAATATAAGAAAATACATAATATACGGATGCAGCGGATGATTTTTGAAGAGAAAAAGATTACTTCCATGCTGGATTTATAAGAAAAGCTGTGGTAAGATGAAGTCAATGGGGAGGAATACGGATGACGGAGAAAAAATCGAAAGCAGCAATTTATTTAAAAATCATATGGCTGACAATGAAGTATATCGGTCAGAGACATCCATATATGACAGTGGGATTGACGGTGTGGTGCATAGGATGTCTTGGAATTGCAATTACAAAGTCCTTTTCTCTGGGAATTTTATTAATCGCAGGGGTGATTGGTGCAATTGCCATAATTCGGTGGATGTTTATCACACTGGAAGATTTTGGAAGTGTGAGGAAGAAAACTCAGAGAAAACTGCGAAAAAAAGAAGCACTTGAAAGGTATCTTAAGTTTTTGGAACAAGGATTATGATAGAGCCACTTACTTGAAGCGAGTAGGTGGTTTTCTTATACCCATTAAAAATATAGGAAGTTAATTAAATATCGAGGAGGAGTCCTTTCAGGATATGTTCCTGATCTCCCCGGAAAGCTGGAGGGCGTAGCGAATGCTGCGTCCTATTTTGATGCATAAAAATAGAAAGGATATGGAATTATGAAACTGAAACTTGTAAAGCAAGGAGAATTTTTAGGGACTAGATGTGATTTTTATGTAGATGAGGAAAACAACATCTATATGAGCAGAACACAGATTGGATATGCGCTACAGTATAAAAATCCACAAGATGCGATAAAGAAAATTCATTTAAGACATTACGAAAAATTACAGCAACGCTATGTAGAAGTGGTGGGTGACAATTTGTCCCCGAGGCCAAGAGATTTAGGAAAAAAGACAAGTATTTTTATGTATGACGAAAGAGGCATTTTAGATGTAATAAGATGGTCAACAACAGAGGTAGCTGACCAATACTTTGATTGGGTGTACGACATTATTCAATCAATTAAAAAGAATGGCTATTACATAGCTTCTGAAAAAGATAACAAGTGGCTTGGAGTTCGCAATGAATCTAAGCAAGCAAGACGATATGAAACAGACCAGATTAAACTCTTTGTGGAGTATGCAAAAGAGCAGGGAAGTAAGAATGCAGATCGATACTACATGATCTTTACAAAATTGATAAATAGCAAAGTTGGATTGCATGGCGGTCAACGTGATGATATCTCACAAGAAAAGCTTTTGGAATTGAAAACGATGGAAACCCTTGTGAAAATGAGAATTCGAAAGTTGATGGGGAAGAGAGTTCCGTATAAAGAGATTTATCGGGAAGTAAGGGAGATGGTGGAAGAGTTTTGAATAGAGCCGAAAATTCGGCACTACTCAGATTATTACTTGCCTTAGAAAAAGGATATTGCGGAAACCCTAAATTCTGATATAATGAATGTATTCAAGACGAAAGAGGCTGTTGAAGTGCATTTAGTAGGAAAAATAAATCGGAATATTTATAGGTGTATCACAGAAGATATTGTTACAGATGATGTCATTATTACAGAGAATCAAATAAAGCATATACAAGACCGACATCCAAATGATTACGAAAGGTTTTCAATATATTTCGGAGAAATAGTTGCGAGTCCTGATTTCATAATAAAAGGGAATAAACCTAATACAGCTCTTATTTTAAAAGAAATAGTGATAGGGGATGAATTATTCAAGACAGTTTTGAGATTGGTTACATCAAACGACGATCCTAATTATAAAAATTCTATCATTACTTTTATGAAAATAGATGAGAAGGAATGGAAGAGATTGTTGAGGAATAAGAAAATTCTTTACAAAAAGGAATAATTGGTCTATATTATAGATAAGATAAGAACAGAGTTCTTCGAGGTGGAAGATTTCGTACGATCCACACGCCGATGGTACAGACAGGGGAAACCCGAGAGATGCAGGAGAAGCGTACGCCTGCCGGAGGACTCTAGTTCTTTTTCTTATGCAGAGTTTTATAGCCACTGGCCATTTTGGCTACTGGTATTTATTCGAGGTGGTAAAATTCGTTGCAACCACGCACCCAAGAGGTCAAATAGAGATGCAGGAGAGGCGACGCCTGCCGGGTATCCGTGCTACAAAGTCACAAAGAAAATGGCATATTATCTTTTTACATTAGAGTATATGGAAGGAAAACAGGCAACAAATTAAATACAGTAATCAGAGCATCTATCAGAAATGGTAGGTGCTCTTTTTATACAAATTTTTGTGTGCGACATCGCACCAGGAAGGAGGCGAAAAGATGGGGCAGAAGAAAATAGGTGCATTTATCACCCTTGACGGTGAAAAAGAGTTTCGATCAGCAGTCACTTCATGCAACAAAAGTCTGGCCACAATGAAATCCGAGATGAAACTGGTGGAAGCACAAACTGCAGGATCAGCGAATTCACTGGAGACATTAAAAAAGAAGCATGAAGTATTGACAAAAACGCTGGATGAACAAAAAGAAAAAGAAGCGGCACTGAGAAAAGGATTGTCCCATGCAGAACAGGAATATAACAGAGTTGGAACAGCTCTGAGTGAATATCGGGAAAAGCTGGAACAGGCTGAGAAAACACTGCAAGAGATGAAAAATGCTTCAGATACAACAGAGGAATCACTGGATGAACAAAGCGAAGCAGTAGAAACCCTTCAACTGATCGTAGAAAAAGGAGAGGAAACTTACCGAAGAGCAGGAAATCGGATCCAGGACTGGCAAAAGCAGCTGAATCATGCGGAAGCACAGACAATTCGCGCCACACGTGCGCTGAATGAAAATATTACTTACATGAAAGAAGCAGAGTCTGCATCTGACGGATGCGCAACAAGTATTGATGAATTTGGAAAGAAAGCAGATCATCTTGCGGATGAATTAACAAAAACATCAACGATCATCAAAGCGAACTTCATCAATACATTGGTTGACAGTGGAAAAGATCTGATGGCAGATACTTTCCAAAGTGCAGTGCAAGGCACACTGGAATTACAGGATGCACAGAATCAGCTGAGAGCAAGTACCGGAGCAACACAGATGGCCACAGAAGCCTATGGAAAAACCATGCAGGAAATTTATAAAGAAGGGTATGGAGATTCCATTCAAGATATTGCAGATGCAATGGCTATGGTAAAACAGTATACAAATGAAACGAATCCTGAAAAAATACGGGAACTGGCAGAAGGAGCAATGGCGCTGCAGGACGTATTCGACATGGATTTAAGCGAGTCAATCCGGGGTGTGGATGCATTGATGGACAATATGGGGCTGTCTGCATCAGAGGCATTTGATTATATTGCGAAGGGCGCACAAAACGGACTGGATAAATCCGGAGAATTAACGGACAATCTGGCAGAGTACAGTTCACTGTGGGCACAGGCGGGATTTTCAGCAGAAGAAATGTTCACAATCCTGCAGAATGGATTGGATTCCGGCGCTTACAATCTGGATAAAGTCAATGATTATGTAAAGGAATTCGGCGTTTCTATGTCAGACGGCCGGATTGAAGAAAATTTAAGATCATTTTCAAAGGAAACCCAGAATTTATTCTACGCATGGCAAGATGGAAAAGTAGCGATGAAAGACGTTTTCCAGTCAGTGATCACAGATCTGGCCAGCATGGAAAATCAGCAGGAAGCGCTGACGATAGCAAGTAATACATGGAGTGCATTGGGAGAAGACAATGCAATGAAAGTTATCACATCTTTGAATAAGGTGAACGGAGCCTATAAGAATGTGAAAGGATCCATGGAGAGTATCAAATCTATCAAATATGACAGCGTGACCAATCAGTGGAAAGAACTGCGGAGAACCTTTCAAACAGACGCGATGACGCCGTTTCTGAAGAAGTTTTTGCCGGCGGCTCAAAAAGGAATGACGGTTCTGGCCGACAATATTGAAACGATCGTACCGGTGGCAACGGCAGCAGGAACTGCAGTGGGAACGATTTTTGTAGCAAAAAAAGCCAAAACCTTAATAAAGGATATCAAAGATGTTGGAAGCGGAATTGGAAGTCTGATTGAAAAAGTGCTGATCTATACCGGGGTAAAGACGGCGGAGACGGCAGCGGAAACTGCGAATACAGCGGCAACCGTGGCCGGAACAACAGCTACAGTAGCGCAGACAACGGCAACAGGAGCGGCAACCGCGGCACAAACCGGTCTGAATGCGGCAATGGCAGCCAATCCCATCGGGATTCTGGTAGTAGGTCTTGGGGCAGTGGTAGGAGCAACTGCACTATTTTCATCTGTAATGAACGATGCAAAAGAGGAAACGGAAGAACTGGGAAGCAAGACAGAAGAAGTAAACCGCAAGATGGAAGATGCATCAAAAGGTCTGACCGATTCCATGAAGAATATGCAAGACTCTGTAGAATCCTTAAATGCAAAAGAAATGTTGTCCGGAGATTTGGTGACGGAATTGTATGATTTAGCTGAAGGCGCAGGAAAATCTTCTGAAAAAATAGGAAGGATGCAGGTCATTGTAGACGAACTGAATTCATTGTTTCCGGATCTAAGTCTTACGATCAATGAAAATACAGGAGCGCTGAATAAAAATGAAGCGCAGACCAAGCAATCCATTGATACAGCATTGAAATTTGCAAAAGCACAGGCAGCACAGGAGAAAATGGCAGATATCGCAGATGAACTTGTAGAAGCGGATATAGCAAGGTGTGAAGCGGAACAGAATCTGTATGATATTGGAACCGAATTAGAGAATCTGGAGGAAGAACGGCAAAAGGTATTAAAGAAAAGCAAAGAATCAACCGAAGAAGGGACAGCTGCTTATGTAGAATACAATGGAAAAATGATGGATTCCCAGCAGGCGCTTATGGAAATTGCGGAAGCGGAACGGGAACTGAATACTATAAGAGAAGAACAAGAAACCGGCCTGGACAAGTTGGATAAAGCTTATGAAAAAGCAAATGAAAAGTATCAGAGCGCCTATGACTATACCGAAGGGTTAAACGACAAAGTCAAAGAAAATACAGTAAATACCGATGAAAATACGGAATCCAAAAAGAAAAATATAGAAGCAGAGAATGGCAAGCAGGCAGCGTCAGCATCCAGTATTGAAATTGCAGGGCAGGAGATCCAGGCATATAAAAACCTGTCTGCTACGCAGCAGGAAATGGCTGTGAATGTAACGAACAGTGTACTGACGATGCAGGAAAATGTGCAGGGAGCGCTGCAGTCTCAAATGGATATGTTCGAAGCATTTGACGGCGGGGTACAGATTTCCACGGAGCAGTTATTGGCAAATATGCAGTCTCAGATCGATGGTGTGACGCAATGGGAACAGAACATGACTGCATTGGCGGACAAAGGCGTCAATGAAGGGATTTTGCAAAAGCTGGCAGAAATGGGACCACAAGGATCCGGATATGTGAATGCGTTCAATTCCATGACTTCTGAAGAATTGGCCAAAGCAAATGAACTTTGGGGTCAAAGCGTTGACATCCAGGGTATGACAAATGAATGGGGACAGGAATTATTAACTGCAGGTGCAGAAAATATCGCAGGAGGACTTGAAAATCTTACGCCATTGATGGAACAAAGCGGGGCAAATACCGTGATGGGACTTGTGAGAGGAATGCAGAAGGCACAGGAATCCGCAGAATCATCAGGAAAAGATTTGGGTGTAAAGACCATTGAATCTGTAAATGAAGGGCTGGGATGTCAGTCGCCATCCAGAAAAACCAAAGAATCCGGAAAGAATGTGGATCAGGGTCTGGTAAATGGAATCAATGCCGGAAAAGGATCTGTACAGAATGCGGCAAAAAGCGTGGCTTCCGGTGTTGTCACTACGATAAAAAGTAATTTGAATGAACAAAAATTCTATTCCTATGGGTATCACGTATCAGATGGTCTGGCAAGCGGGATTCTGGCAGGGGAATCCATGGTGATACAGGCGGCCGCTTCCGTTGCACAGGCAGCCGTGGAAACGGCAAAAAGAAAGCTGGAGATCAATTCGCCATCCAAGGTATTCCGAAGAATTGGAGCAGGAACCATGGAAGGATATACCATGGGGATCCGGGATGAGATGAAGACCGTGAAGGCAACTGTAGGAGAGGCGATGTCTGTGGGAGAGGGAAAAGGAATCAGAAGAGAACGAGCAGAAGATGACGGAGCGCGGAATTTCTTACGTGTGATCGAAGAAATGGCAAAATATAAAAAAGAAATGCCGGAAATTACAGTCATGGTTGGAAATGAGAAATTTGATTCCTATATTGTAAAAACAGCAAAACGAGGAATTTATGAAGAACAGATCGGAAGTCAGGGGGCAAGAGGAAAACGATGTTTTATATAGTCAGAAATCAGAAAAGCAACCTGGAGATCGGTATTCATGTAAAAGAAAGACCCAAAATACCGGCGCCTGAGTTTCGGTATGAAGAAATAGAAATACCGGGAAGAAGCGGGACCTTGATCCAAGAATCAGGAATGGTCGATGATCTGAAAATTGAGGTTGTATTTAATTTTGCGGCAAAGCCAGATTTGTGGATGGAGCAGTTTCGGGAAGCAAAGAAATGGTTGTTGGCAAGGGAAGACGATCAGCTGGTTCTCAGTGATGATCTGGAGATGTTCTATAAAGTAAAACATACGTCTGTTGATACAGCAGAAAGATATGTAAAAACTTTGGGAGAATTTTCTGTAACATTTCTTTGCGAAGGATTTCAGTACAGGCGAGATGGACAGTATGAACATACCATAGAAGAAGTGAAATACAATCCATATTATTTGTCGCGACCGATTTATAAAATCCGTGGAAATGGAACCTGTGAACTAAAGGTGAATGGAAAATCAATGATTACAGAGGTTCAGGGCAATCTGACGATTGATACAGAACGGATGTTGGCATACAACGAATCGGGCGTATTGAAAAATACAATGGTTACAGGAAATTACGAAGACCTTCTGTTGATGGAAATGGAAAACACAGTTTCATGCAGTATGGGATTTGACCTTTCGATCATTCCAAATTGGAGGTGTTTATAATGATCCAGATATATTTACCGGAAAACACAAATTATCAAAGAAATGGTGATATTACATTATTGCCGACAGTCGCAACCGTGCATGTGGTGTTAAATGGAAACTGGACCGTTACATTGAAACATCCGATTGATGCAGAAGGAAGATGGAAATACATAGAAGACCATGCTGTTGTAAAAATGATGTCATTCAACGGAGAACAGCTATTCCGAGTAAAAGCGAAGAAAAAGAGAGAATCAGAGATTCAGGCAACATTAGAGCCGGTTTTTATGGATGCACTGGGAGAATGTTTTCTGCTGGATGTGCGGCCAACGGAGAAAACAGGACAGGAAGCATTGAACATCATGCTGGAGGGATTCCCGAAGTATCAAGCGGAATCTGATATTCAGAAAGTAGAAACAGCGTATTATATCAATAAAAACCTGATCGAAGCAGTAAATGGTGAGGAAGAAAATTCCTTTGTGAACCGATGGGGAGGAGAAATACTATATGACAATTACAAAATTGTAGTAAATGAGAGGGTAGGATCTGATCACGGGACACAGATTTTATATGGAAAAAACATTGCAAAAGACGGACTTCTGGAAGAAGTTGATATGAGGAACATTGTAACAAGAATATTCCCACAGGCATATAATGGCCGGATGATGCAAAGAGAGACGCCTTGGGTAGACTCCGATCTTCTTCATGTCTATCCGATCATATATAGTGAACTGATCAAGTTTGACGATGTAAAAATGCGGGAAGACGCACAGGAAGATGATGCAGAAAAAGGAATCATTGTATGTGAGACTCAGGAAGAGTTGGAGGAAGTACTGATCCAAAAATGCAAAGATAAATTCAAAGAAGGGATAGATAAGCCGAAAGTAAATCTATCCATCGATATGATCCACCTTGCAGGAACAAGGGAATACGAAGATGTAAAAGAGTTAGAAAAGGTTTCACTTGGGGATACCGTGCACTGCCGGCACGAAAAACTTGGAGTTATCACAGATGCCAGGGTGATCGAATTGGAGTATGACGCGATCCGGGAGCGGATCGACACGATAGAACTTGGAGATTATCGATATGATTATTTCGGAGAAATGTCAAGAATGGCAGCACGGGTCGGGGAGACAATACGTCCGGATGGGACGGTCGTGGCAGAACAGGTTTATGGAGAAATGAGCGATATCAAAGGAAGGACGCTGACTCTTGGCGGCGGGGAAACTTCGGGAAGTGTAGAAATACGGAATGCCAGAAAGCATATGGTAGGAGGAGTCACAGACGGAGGAGAACTGTTTGATGGAGATTTAAAGATCTGGGCGATTGAAAGAATTATCTTATCACCGGGAATAGGATTGGCAGTAAATCAAAGAAACGCATTAAGTGGAAAGGCACTTTTCTCAGATGAAAGTTATCTGGAATTTGAAAATGGAATTCTTGTAAAAGGACAGACAACAAATGGCGAGATTGTTGAAGACAGAGCACGGTTCGCAGGACGAGCACGACAAGTTCCATATGGGTTGATCGAAAATGGAACGGAGTGTGCAAGAAAATTAAGCCAACAATACGGATGGAGTAGAAATGCGATTGTCGCATGGCTGGGAAACGTCCAGCAGGAAAGCACTCTTGATCCGGCCGCATTTCAAGGAGGAGAAGGAAACTGGAGTCAGGGCGTTGGTTATGTTCAATGGACACCGGGGACAAATCTGCAGGAGAGAGCACAGGCTATAGGAAGAACAGACTATCTCACAACAGACTGTCAACTTGCGGTCATTGATTATGAGAGGAAGAATGGAATTCAGTATTATCCGACAGCAGCATATGATTTGACATTTGATGAATTTATCCGATCCAATGCAGAGGTAGAATGGCTCACGATGGCATGGCTGAAAAATTATGAGAGAGCAGGCGATGAAGCGGTAGAAAATCGATTGCAGTATGCAAGAGAATGGAACCAACGAATAGATGGCATTTTGAAAAATGCCGTGGAAGAAGCTGTGAAATGGGCAATTGATATTGCAAATGATGAAAGCCATGGATATGATCAGGCAAACCGCTGGGGACCGGATTATGATTGTTCTTCCCTTTTGATTCAGGCGTGGGAAAATGCAGGAGTGCCAGTGAAGAGTAATGGGGCTACTTATACCGGAAATATGCGGGAAGTATTTCTGAAATGTGGATTTGAAGATGTTACGAATGAAGTGAACATGGTGACAGGAGCGGGAGTACAGCGTGGAGATATCCTGCTCAATATTGTAAATCATACGGCCATGGGGATCGGAAATGGACAGATTGTGCAGGCAAGTCAAAATGAGTTTGGTGGAACGACAGGAGGACAAACAGGGGATCAGACCGGAGAAGAAATTGCCACAAGAAGCTACTACAATTATCCATGGGATTGCATATTGAGGTACCCGCAGTATTCGGGACCAGATCCGGGACAAGGTCTGGCTTTTGTGAAATGGATACCGAAAGGGGGAAGAGAGATAAATGGAAGCGATAAAAATCTTACAGATTGACGCAAGTCATCCTGGAAGGACACCGAAAGTGTGGGCGGTACAATTTGATTCTGGAAGATTGATACGATGCTATATTGCAGGAACAACCGGAAGCGTGAGTAGGGCAAGGGTTTATTGCAGAAAACCGAGCGGAAAGGAAACCTACACGGAAGGAACTGTTATCAACAATTTCTGTGTTTTGTTTGGATTGACGGAACAAATGCTTGCGGAAACGGGAGAAGCAGTTTGCCAGCTGCATTTAGTAGATACGGAAAACGTGCTTACATCGTTTGATTTTTTACTGGAAGTAAAAGAAAACAGAATTGCGGGATCACAGATAACGTCAACAAATGAATACCAGGCGCTTGTAGCATTACTGAATCGTCTGGAGAGATTTGATCCAATCGAGATCACGGAATTTGAAATTGATTCGCTGGAGAGCGGATCTGTTTCAGGAGGAAGTATTGCATTGAACGTCCAGAAAATCTACGCATCAGTGGGACAAATGAATGCCGGGTTTGCAACAGACGGACTTCCGGAAAATGCGATCGTGATGATCAGTACAGGAAATCCGAACGATGCAGATAATGCGAAAGTCTATCGGAAAGGCGTAAACGGGTATGAGTATATGGTAGATCTGTCCGGAGCAACCGGTCCGAAGGGGGACAAAGGAGATCCGGGGCCAAAGGGGAATCCGGGAGAAAAAGGAGATCCGGGGAAGGATGGAACCGGGGTTACGATCCTTGGTTCTTATACAACGGAGGATGAGTTATACAGGGAACATCCAACCGGAAATGTCGGAGAATCTTATCTGGTCAGCGGGAATTTGTATGTATGGGATCAGACGTCAAGAAAGTGGAAAAATGTAGGACGGATTCAGGGACCGGAAGGACCGGCCGGAAAGGCTGCGACAATCCGGATCGGCACAACAACGACGGGAGAACCGGGAACAGAAGCAGCAGTGGAAAATTCAGGAACAGAAACAGATGCCGTATTTGATTTTGAGATTCCACGAGGAACTCCAGGAGAATTAGATGGAATCGAGGACATTCCGAATACCGATATTGACTCACTGGGAGGAGGTTCAAAAGGATGATCATTGCCGTATTTGACGAATGCTCCAGACGTGTGGATATCGATGGAAAGCTGACACAGTGGGATTATGGACAAGTGCTGCAGATTTGTGGAATGCAGATCCAGGAAAAGCAGATTCAGGTACATTTTTCGAACAGATGTACAGAAGATGCACTGATCGTGCTTGGAACAGTGGAAGATGGAGATATCTTCGTAGAAATTCCAAATGAATTGCTGAAAAAGAATGGAGTGATCCAGGCGTACGTCTATCAGACGATTCCGGGAGAAGGAAGAACAACATTCGAAGTCCGGCTTGGAGTAAAAGCCAGAAAAAAACCGCAAGATTACGAGGCGCCGGAAGATAAACACGCATTGGAACAGGTGTTAGAACAACTAAATAAAAAAGGAGACAGGCTGCAGCTGGAGGAAAACCGGATGCAGCTTTTTTCCGGGGAGAATCTACTCAGTGAAGTGGAACTGCCGGAAGGTGGGGGAAGCGGAACTGTGGAGATAGAGTCGATCACCAACCCGGAGATTGACGAGATTATGAAAGGAGCAGAATAGACATGCCAAGAAAGAAAGCAACAAAAGCAGCTCTGGCTGCAGGAAAGAAGTATCTGGATCAGGAAGGTCTCGCACATTTGGTACAGAAAAATGATGCAAGATACGTAAGAAAGGAGGATGGGAAAGGATTATCCAGCAATGATTTTTCAGACGAGTACAAACAGAAAATCGATGATCTGGCATACACCAAGATTGCCGTCAACAGTCTGACTGCCACAAACAGTAGCAATGAAATTGGTGCAACGGTAGCGGCAACTGATGTTGCATGGACGTTAAACAAAGAGCCAAAGACGCAGAGGATCAAATTTGGATCAGAAGCAGAAGAAACACTGGATAAAGCGCTGCGAAAGAAATCTTACACCGGAAAGACGATCAAAACAAATACCAATATTGTATTGACTGTAACAGATGAGAGGGATGCGGTCGTATCCAGAACGGTTGGCATCACTTTCCAGCCGAAAGTATACTGGGGCAAGAGTAACAAGACACAATTGGAAAATGCAGACATCCTGGCGCTGGAAGGATCTTCACTGGCCGGCGGAAGAGGACGCACCTTTACGGTCAATGCGGGAGCAGGAGAGAAGATTGTGTATGCAATCCCTACATCCTTTGGAACGCCAACATTCAACGTGGGCGGATTTGACGGAGGATTTAAAAAGGCGCGGACTCTGGAATTTACCAACGCATCCGGTTACAAGCAGGGTTATGATGTCTGGATGTCCGTAAATGCGGGGCTGGGATCTACGGCAGTCACAGTAAAATAAGGAGGTTTGAAAGATGGCACAGAGTATTGACGGCGGTGTTGTAATTGTCAACACCTTATCTGTAAAAAACAATGGAAATTATCCGCTGTGTATGGCGGAAAGCGTACAGCTTTCAGAAGGAAAATCCGTAGAAGAGAAGATCGGGGAACTGGAAGCAGGGGCAGGAAACGAGATCATCTCGAATGAAGAGATTGACAATTTATTCAAATAGTAGAAAAGGAGAATCAGAATTATGGCAAAATTTTTGGATTTAAGTGGATTATCACATGCGATTGATAAGATTAAGGGATGGGCAAATGGACGTATCAACAGCGAGGTAACAATCAAAGTTGTGAAGCTAAACGGGACTCCGCTGAGCCCAGACAGCGGAAAGGCAATCAACATCGATCTGGCTAAGTATGCGATCAAAACAGAAGTAACACAGGAAATTGCACAGGCAGTCAGCGGGATCAAAGGATTTGATGCGCAGGTTGTAGAATCCCTGCCGCAGACCGGAGAAAAGGGAATCCTGTATCTGGTAACAAACAGCGGATCTGGTCAGAACATCTACGATGAATATTTGTGGGTAAACGGGAAGTATGAGAAATTAGGAACCCGCGAGATCGACCTGACGGCGTATGCAAAGAAAAGTGAACTTCCTACCAAGATCAGCCAGCTTACCAATGACAGCGGATTCCTGACAAGCGTACCGGAAGAATACGTGACAGAAACAGAATTGACTGGGAAAGGATATCAGACGGGCGCCCAGGTGACACAGACGATCGCAAATGCCACAAACGATATGGCGACAAATACAGGAGTAGATAAAAAGCTGGAAGGATATGCCCTGAAAACAGAGATCCCGAACGTGGAAAGTATTACAAATTCAGAGATCGATTCCTTGTTTGCATAAGATCGGAGGGATTGGATGCCGGAATTTTTAAAGCGATTGTTTCGGACGGGGGAGCAGAAAGCTTCCCCAAAAAAAGTACTGGACTATGCCGGGATGGGATACACCGTGAAGAAGATGGATAATCGATATGCATCAAAAATAAATGTTCCCTATAGGTTCGAAGCTATGACACAGGACGAGTACGACCGTTTGAGAGTAAAAGACAGTAATACGGTCTACTTTATTATCGGATAGGGGGGCGCGAATAAATGGGCGATGAGAACAAAGAAGAGATTACACCAAGATCGGCGGACTTTTCCGGTGAGACGACAAGATATCCCATGGATGGAAACTTCAACTGTACGGCATGGTGCCGATGGGAAACATATCGTGTATATAGGGGTGGGCAGCCGGGATGGGATTGCCGGTTTATCATCAATGCGACCAAAACTAATCCATATCCGACGTATGGACCTGTCTCTTATACACATCTCCGAGCCCACGAGACCGGAGCCTATCTCGTATGC